CAATGAACCCAATACTAAAACATCACTATGAAAATATAGCTACAGACAATGCAGTACGAAACAAAGATGGGTCATTAAGCACTGTTAAAACTGCAATTGTAGAAATAAAGGGTAAAGAAACACTTATACCTACAGTATGGAACGGAGAGATACTAGAGGGTGATAGATTACAGGAGGCCGTAGACAACGCAGTTAACAGTGGTAAAAAATGGCCTAACATTGATGCAGAAAATGTAAAGGCAATAGAAAGATTAAACAATCTAGATAAACTTTTACACCAAGACATGAAGCCTGTTTCTAGAGAAGAAGCACAGACTGTCTTAGCAAAAGAGTTTAGTAAAAGACGTAATACTGACAACGGAATAAAACGATTGTACGATACCACAAGAACTGAAGACGAAATAAACTTTAATACATTTAAAGATGAACCTATAGTACAAGAAAAAAATGTTGGGGAAGGCTTATACGATAGGCTACGCAATACACCCATTATAAAAAATATAAAAAATGTTGATTTAACAGGAGAAAATAAAAGTATCCAATTTGGATTTGATTTTAATAAAGGTGGAACTCCCATGATGGAAAAACAAATGGAAATGTTTGAAGATGGCGGTCTTAAAGATCAAGGCGGCACTGTAGATCCTATGTCAGGTAATGATGTACCTGTAGGAAGTACACAAAAAGAAGTGCGAGATGACATACCTGCACAATTAAGTGAGGGTGAGTTTGTATTTCCAGCAGATGTTGTAAGATTTATTGGTCTTGAAAAATTAATGGGGTTACGCCAACAAGCTAAAATGGGCTTAAAGAAAATGGAAGACATGGGTCAAATGGGAAATAGCGATGAAGCTACTATGCCTGACGATATGCCATTTGGTATGGCTGATTTAATTGTTATGTCACCTGAAGGAAGACAAGTTGAAATGGCTGAAGGTGGTGTAGTACAGGCAGCTACTGGAGTTAATGTAACACCTAGTACTAGAGGATCTACTACTGGTGTAACTAGAACTAACAATGTAACTCCTACAAGTTCTAATTTTTCAGCTCCTACAACAAGACCCTTAGTTACTGGAACAAGTAATACAAGGCCTAGACCTAATGTTCCTACCTTTGAAGATTCAATGGGTCAGGCATCTATTACTCTAATACAATATCAAAATGCAGAAGGTGCTACACTGATGGTTCCACATATGGGTGGAAAACCTATTTATCCTGTTCCTGCAGGTTACTACGAAGTAAATGCTGATGGAACTCCAGTAAATCCTGAAGACGTGCCAGCAGCAGGTGCAGGAGGTGCTACAACAACACAACCAGTAAAACCTATTGAGGTACGTGATAGCAGTCAAGAAATAGATGCGGTAGCACAAGCAAATAATGCTAAAGCAGCTATAAGTAATGGTGTTTTAGCTTCAGGAAATAGAAAACCTACTGCTTTTGAAACGTATATAATGGGAACTAAAATGTACGATAGCTTAACTAAACTTGCGTTATCTAAAGCTGGAAAAACAGTACCTAGTACAGCAAAAGAAAGACATAGAAGTTTTGCAATGTTAGGTTTAGAAAACTCTATGAGAGGGTATGAACCCGGAACTCCAGAACATAGTGCATTAGCAGATACATTAGCTGAAACAAGAGAATTTACAACAGATAACTCTGGAAACCAAGTACCTAGTGGCGCAAATCCATCTAGAAAAACTAGTATGCCTACAACATCTAAGTACTACAATCAAATTCCAAGTTCAAAACCTGACAACTTGCAATCTAATGTAACATCTGATGTAACACCCGATGTAGGTTTTATTCCAAATAACAATACCCCTAGTTTAACACCCGATCAAGAGTTTTCAGTTCCTTCAGTAGAAACATCAACAATTTCACCAGACCAATTAGACTATAATATAGCAAGAGCGATTGCAAACGACAAAATTAATAAACCTCAATTTGCTCAAGATCCTTCAGAAATATCTACACCTGATGTAACACCTTCGGTAACAGAAACTATACCTGCGTTTGAGTTACGTGGAAGGGGAATACCTAAAGTAGAAGATAAAGTTGTAAATGTTTTAACAAGCGAGGGAATACAGAATATGTACACTCCTTCAGCCGATTTTACAGATGTTGACTTTGGAGAGTATAACCCACCACAAGCATCTCTTGAACAGTACAATGTTGCTAATCCAACATATGAAGGTCTAACAACAAAAAACGGTGAAATCATGAGTGCGCTTGGAGATGACATAAAATCATATGTTTCAGCTTATTCGGCAAACACACTAATGGACGCAGAAGAAGAATCTAGGGCAAAAGCAGCGGAAGAGTTTGCTAGGGTATCAAAAATTAAAGCAGCATCAGAATTAAGAGCAGCTGAACAGCTGTCAGACGCTTTACAGGCAGCAGCAGAAGCTAAAGCTAAAGCTAAAGCTAAAGAAGATGCTGAAAAAGAACAAGCTGCTATTGATTATACTATTTCACAACCATCTGGAGGAACAAGTTATACTGCTCCAAGTACTCCTACTGGAGGCAGTGCTGGATACTCTGGAAGTTATAATGAACCCGGAAGAGGAGATGGCCCTGATGGGCCTGACGCACCTGATGCACCTGATGCACCTGATCCCGGTTCTTCATATGGAGGTGGCCCATTTAATAAAGGCGGTCTAGCCGCAAAGAAAACAAAAAAGAAACCTACTAAAAAATATAAGAAAGGTGGTTTAGCTGCACCTAAAAAATAGCTAAATATGACTGGCTACTCATCCCCCTACTAACACAGGCTACGGTGGCCCCAGTAAAAGGAGACAGAAATGTCTGACACATTAATGGCAGAAGAAGTAAAGCCAGAAGAAAAAGTAGCATTTGCAAATCGTAAATACTCTAATGAAGAAAGAATTAAAAAAGAAGAAGAAGAACTGGCAGCATTAGTTGCAGAGCAAAAAGGTGAAGTAGAACCTGAAGAGGTTGAAAAAGAACCTACCAATGCTGAAGAAAAAAGTTTTAAGAAAAGATACGGTGACTTACGTAGGCATTCACAGAAACAACTACAAGAACATGTAGAAAAAATAAATGCATTACAAAGTCAATTAGAGCAGTCTACTAAACAAGAGATTAAACTACCTAAGTCTGACGAAGATATTGAAGCATGGGCTAAAGATTATCCTGATGTTGCAGCAATAGTAGAAACTATAGCAATTAAAAAGGCTAAAGAACAATCGTCTGGCTTAGAAGCTCGTGTAAAAGAAATAGACGAGATGCGAGAAAAGGCAAACAGAGATAGAGCAGAAGTTGAGTTAATGACTGCACATCCAGACTTTGCTGATATAAGAGATAGTGACGAGTTTCATGAGTGGGCAGAAGAACAGCCTAAGTCAATACAAGACGCACTGTATGAAAATGATAACGATGCTAGAGCAGCATCAAGAGCTATAGACTTATATAAAGCAGACAAAGGTATAAAGACTAAGAAGTCTTCTTCAGGTAAGGATGCAGCAAAAGCAGTATCTAAAACAAACACCAGAAGTGAACCATCTGGTGAAGAAGCTGGAATGGTAAAAGAATCAGTTGTGCAAAAGATGTCTGCACAGCAATACGAGAAGAACGCAGATAAAATCATGGAAGCTATACGATCAGGTAAGTTTGTATATGATATATCTGGCAATGCTCGTTAAAAAGGTATTGACATATTTATACAATAGTGTATAACTATATGTACAATGTAGTTGCGTAGCCTCTGTAAAGATTACCTACGCAACTTATTAATAGCAAACAGCAATAATAATATAGACTACCTATTATCTTTTGGCCCATTGATGTAAGAGTTGGCCGACTTTTATTAAAATGCACCCTACTAGATTTAGCCACTACATGAATACTTGTTTCGTTTGCATCTGTAGAAAATCCAAAGGAGAGATAACATGGCATTTTCAACTGCGGCTGGGTATGGTAACTTACCTAACGGTAACTTCTCACCAGTCATTTACAGCAAACAGGTGCAACTTGCGTTTCGCAAAGCATCAGTTGTAGGAGCTGTAACAAACTCCGACTATTTCGGAGAAATCGCTAACATGGGGGATTCGGTTAAAATTATCAAAGAACCAGAAATCACTGTGAAAGCATACGCACGTGGCACAACTATTCAACCACAAGATCTTGATGACGAAGATTTCTCATTGACCATTGACAAAGCAAATTACTTTGCATTTAAAGTTGATGACATTGAGGAAGCACATTCACACGTCAACTTCCAAGACCTTGCAAGTGATCGTGCTGCTTACCGTTTGGCTGACCAATTTGACCAAGACGTTCTTGGTTATTTGTCAGGTTACAAACAATCAGCATTGCATGGCGCAGCAAATGCAGTTAACACAACCGTAAATGGTTCAGTTGCTGTATCTACTGCTGCTACTAATGAGTTATTAGCATCTATGCAAGTAGACGCTGCTGACTTTAATAGTGGAACAAGCGGTAACTCAATTGTTGCTGTTCCTCGTGCAAGCGGAGATAGCTTAAACACAACTACTGCTAAAGCATCACCTCTATCAATCATCGCTCGTATGTCAAGAAAACTTGACCAACAAAACGTTGATACAACTGGTAGATGGCTCGTTGTTGACCCAGTGTTTGCAGAGCTTCTTCAAGACGAAGACTCACGTCTTCTTAATTCTGACTTCGGTGGATCTGGCTTACAAAACGGATTAATCTTGAACAACGTTCACGGTTTTAAAGTTTACATGTCAAACAACCTACCAGCAGTTGGTAACGGTGCAACTGGTGCAACATCAACAGGAAGCTCACACTTTGGTGTGATCGTTGGTGGTCATTCATCAGCAGTTGCAACAGCAGACTCAATCAATAAAACAGAAACCTACAGAGATCCTGATAGCTTTGCTGATATTGTTAGAGGCATGCATATGTACGGCAGAAAAATATTGCGCCCAGAGGCTTTAACTCGTGCGATATATGTTTCTGGTATATAAGGGGGGATTAGATAATGGCTACAATTACAGCAACACTTGCTAATACTCACGGTAATTCTCAAAGAGGAAGACAACCTTATTACGTTCAGCAAATCGTTGACCTAACAGCTAACAGCATTAATCCTAATGGTGATGTTGTACAGTGTATTACTGTACCTGCAAACACCAAAATTATTGCTGCAGGTTTTCAGGTAACTTCAAGTGCGACACAAAATACTGGTACAGACGCAACAGCTATTCTTGGAACTGCTGTTGATGACAACGAGTATGTTGCAGCATTTGATATTGACGGTGCATCTGACGGAGCTTACGCACCATGTGCTACTCCTGCAGGAGAAGTAGTTATTACTTCAGCAGATACTTTAGACTTAACACTAGCAGGTGGAGGAGCTTCCTTCACAGCAGGTGAAATCAGAGTATATGCAGTCCTAATGGATGTCAGCGACTGTGGTGAAATGGAAGCAGACGAAGTTGATCGTGATCAACTAGCATAATAATATTTAGTGAGGCAGGGCAACTTGCCTCACTTTTTATCATAGGAATTATAATGGCTGAAACATACCTTACGTTAACAAATAAAGTTATAGCTAGATTAAATGAAGTTGAGTTAACATCAGCTAATTTTACATCCGCTAGAGGAATACAAGTACAGTGTCAGAACGCTGTAAATGAAGCTATTCGGTATATTAATCAAAGAGAATACAACTATCCGTTTAATCATGCTACTGCTACACAGACACTTACAGCAGGTACAGTAAAGTATACTGTTCCTACCTCTACTAAAGTAGTAGACTATAATACATTTAGATTAGTAAAAGACTCAGACTTAGGTAATGGATCTATAAGTCTAAGCCCACTAAACTACAACGACTATCTAAGAAGCTACGTAGAACAAGAAGATGAAATTCAAACTACAACACTAAGTCAGTCTCACACTGACTCTGTAACTACACTAACAGTAGCGAGTACAACAGGATTTGATAGTTCAGGTACTGTTTTTGTAGGCAATGAAGTTATGACATATACAGCAGTAGGATCTTCAACGACTCTTACTGGTGTAACTAGAGCTACTGGTGGAACTACTGCAGCAGCACACGCAAGTGGCGTACAAGTTGCACAGTTTGACAATGGTGGAATACCTAAATATGTAACAAGAACTCTTGACAATAACTACATACTATATCCTTTTCCTACAAAATCTTACTCATTAAAATTTGACTACTTTACTTTTCCAGCAGACTTAGCTGCACATGGTGACACTACTACTATACCTGACAGATTTGCTGCAGTTATAATAGATGGGGCTACAGCATTTGTGTATCAGTATCGTGGTGAAATGCAACAGTATGGTGTAACATTTACACGTTTTGAAGCTGGCATAAAACACATGCAGACTTTGTTAATAAATAGATATGACTATTTACGATCAACTTATATACCGCAGTCTTCAAATTATATAGGGTCACGAACATCAACTAGGATTATTTAATGCCTGAAACTTCACAAATAAGTCCAGTAGCTTTTAACTGCGAGGGGGGTTTGGTATTAAACAAATCTACTTTTTTAATGCAACCCGGAGAAGCTCTTGAGTTACAAAACTTTGAACCAGATATTGGTGGTGGATATAGACGTATAAATGGTTTTAATAAATATATAAATCATATTGTTCCTCAAACTACGACAAGCTCAGAAGCAGTATTAATGTGTACTGTTTTTTCTGATAATGTACTAGCAGCTAGAGGTGAAAAAATATGGAGTTCTGCATCTACAACTATAACTATTGCCATAGCTGCAAATACTTCTATGACAGGCTCTGGAACAATTAATGTTTTTAGTACTACAGGATTTACTGCAAGTGGTACTATACAAATTAATAGTGAAATATTTACGTATACAGGTGTAACCTCTTCTACATTTACAGGTGTAACTCGTGCTACCTCTTCTACTACAGCAGCAGCACATGCAGTAAAAGATGTAGTTTCAGAAAATTGGACAGTACGAGATACAGGTAGAACCAATGCAGCAAAGTATACTTTTGAAAAATTTAACTTTGATGGTAACAATAAAATTATTGTAGTAGATCAGGTTAATGCTCCTACAGTATTTAACACTTCTTTAGCAGCAACGGATGTAAGCGAAAGTTCTGTAGCTGGTGCAAAATTTGTTACTGCTTTTAAAGGGCATATGTTTTACGCAGGTATGTCTAGTACCCCAGAAGAAATAGTATTTAGTGTACCTTTTGATGAAGACAGTTTTAATTCTGGTCAGGGTGCAGGTAGCATTAAAGTAGATGACATTATTGTAGGTATTAAAACTTTTCGTGAAAATCTTTTTATATTTTGTGAAAATAGAATATTTAGTTTATCAGGCACGTCTTCTTCAAACTTTGCAATGTCTCCTGTTACTCGTAACATTGGTTGTATTAATGGTAATACTATACAAGAACTTGCAGGTGACTTAATTTTTCTTGGCCCAGATGGTTTAAGAACTGTTGCAGGTACAGCTAAAATTGGTGACGTTGAGCTTGGAACAATAAGTAAAAATGTACAGCCTTTATTTGACGAACAGATAGATGATGCTACAGTTTTTGAAAGTATTGTTATACCAGAAAAAACTCAATACAGGTTATTTTTTGCTAAAGAGGGTCAAGCACCATCACTAACTAAAGGTGTTATATGTGTAAGAAAAAGCGAAGGTTATGAGTTTTCTGAAATTAGAGGCATAAAACCTTCTAGTACAGATACTACAATAGACGCAGGTGATGTGTTAGTATTACATGGAGATTATACTGGGTATATAAATAGACAAGAAACAGGAAACGACTTTGATGGTACGGTTATATTTGGTAAATATAGAAGTCCTGATTTAGGTTTTAATGACTTGGGTATTAGAAAACATATGCAAAGAGTAATAATTAACTATAAACCTGAGTCTGCTATTGACGCAGATTTATTTTTAAGGTATGATCAGGAATCAGCAACTTCTGCTAGACCTGCTGCATATCCTTTAGATTCTACAAAAGTAGCTGCTCAATACGGAGTTGCTACATATGGATCAACAAGTACCTACGGTGGTACAACACAACCTTCTGTAAGACAATCAGTAGAAGGATCAGGATTTACAATAGCTTTAAGAGTAAACGATGGGGGTTTAACTGCTCCTTATTCTCTTAAAGGATTTCAATTAGAATATCAAATAGGAGCTAGAAGATAAATGGGTGCTACATATACAAGACAGTCCTCTTATACTGACGGAGATGTAATTACAGCAGCAGATACTAACAACGAATTTGATCAGTTGTTAGCTGCATTTGCTGCATCTACAGGACACACACACGATGGTACAACTGCTGAAGGTGGCCCAATAACTAAACTATTAGGTACTTCTATTACTATTGGTGATGCCACATCAGGCACAGACATAACAGTAACATTTGATGGTGAATCAAATGATGGTGTATTTAAATGGATGGAAGACGAAGATTACTTTGAGTTTTCTGATGACATACTTATAGCTTCTACAGAAAAAATACAGTTCCGTGATACAGCAATATATATTAACTCTTCGGCAGATGGACAGCTTGATCTTGTAGCTGACACAGAAATACAGATAGCCGCTACTACAGTAGATATAAATGGTGCAGTAGATGTTTCTGGTAATCTTTCTGTAGGTGGTAACTTAGATGTTACTGGTACATTTGATCTTAGTGATTCTAACTTTACAAATGCAGGTAATATACAACTTGACAGTATATCAGGTGATGGAGACACAAACACTAGTATTACATTTAGTGGTTCAGATGTTATTACAATAGCTAACGCAGGCACAAACCAAGTTACATTTAATGATGGTTCTATTGCTCCTGTGTCTGACTCAGATGTAGACTTAGGCACAACTAGCTTACGTTTTAAAGATGTTTACATAGATAGTGCTACAGTTACAGGTCAGGTTGCAGCAGCTTCATTAGACATTTCTGGCGATATTGATGTAGATGGTACTACTAACTTAGATGTAGTAGACATTGACGGTGCAGTTGATATGGCTTCTACTTTGCAAGTAGATGGTGTAGCAACTTTTACTGGTAGAGATATTCATAGTGGTGGTATTACTATTGCTAATGCTGGACAGATTGGTTCAGTTGGAGATGCAGATGCAATCGCTATTGCAAGTGATGGTGTAGTAACACTTACACAAAAACTAGTAGGTACAGAATTAGATATATCTGGCAACGTAGATGTAGACGGTACAACAAATCTTGATGTAGTAGACATTGACGGTGCTGTAGATATGGCTACGACTTTAGCAGTCGCTGGAAATGTAGACTTTAACGGTGATCTAGACGTAGACGGAACTACTAACTTAGATAATACAGACATAGATGGTACACTTGTTGTTGACGGATCTAACATATCATTAGACAGTACATCAACATTAAACATTGATAACTCTAATACAACAAATGGTATTACTATAGGTACTGCAACTTCTGGTGTACCTGTATCTATTGGTCACACTACATCTGAAACTACAGTAAATGATAACTTAACTGTTACAGGATCTACTACTTTAGCTGCTACTTCTTTTGGAGATGCAAACATAACTAATGTAGGTGATATTGCTCTTGACTCTATTAGTGCGGATGGAACAGATATTAATATTGCAGTTACTGACAACTCTGCTACTGCTTTTACAATTAAACAAGGCTCAGATGCGTATCTTATTGTAGATACAGCAAATAGTAGTGAGTCTGTATCTATCGGTACAGGTGTATCAGGAACAGCAATTACTATAGGACACGGTACATCTGAAGTTACTTTTGGAGACAATGTTACAGTAACAGGTGATTTTACTGTAAACGGAACAACTACCACAGTCGCTACAACTAATTTAACTGTTACAGACCCACTAGTTAAATATGGGCAAGGTTATACTGGTACAGCCTATGACCAAGGTTTTATTATTACTCGTGGAGATGGATCAAGTAGTAACACAGCAAACAGAGGCTTTATCTGGGATGAGTCTGCTGATGAGTTTGCAACCATTGCAGCTAATACAGAAGCAGGAACTACCGCAGGTAACGTAACTATAAATGACTATGCACCTTTACACGTAGGAGCAATAACAGCAGATGATAACTCTACGTTCTCAGGTGAAATTGCTGCAGCTTCACTAGACATCTCAGGTGACATAGACGTAGATGGTACAACCAACCTAGACGTGGTTGACATTGATGGTGCAGTTGATATGGCTTCTACGTTGCAAGTTGATGGTGCTATTACATCTTCTGCTGGTGCTACTATTACAACGGCTGATAACACGGATACTTTACAATTAATATCTACAGATGCAGATGCAAACATAGGGCCAAACTTACGTTTATATAGAAATTCTAGTAGTCCTGCTGACAGCGACACTATAGGTGTAATAGATTTTGAAGGTAGAAACGACAACTCTCAAGATATTATTGCGGCAAGAATAAATGTACTTGTTGATGATGTATCTGATGGTACAGAAGATGCTACACTGTTTATAAATACTATGTTAGCAGGTACAGTTTCTTCAAGAATAAAAATGACTCCTACTGAAACAATACTTAATGATGATAGCAAAGACTTAGACTTCCGTGTTGAAACTAATGGTGTAACTGATGCTCTGTTTGTTGATGGTGGAAACAATAATGTTCAGATAGGTACAGGCGCAGATTTTGTTACCAACACAGCAGGTACATCTAACTTCAGAGCAGGTGTCAACGCAGGTAACTCAATAGCATCTGGCGGTAACTACAACGTGGTTGTGGGTGACGAAGCTGGTACTGCAATTACGACTGGTGATGCAAATACTTTTGTTGGTTTTGAAGCAGGAAAAACAGTATCAACCGCTTCTGAAAACACGGCTTTTGGTTATCAAGCATTAAAATTAAATGCGGCAGGAGATGGTAACACAGCCATTGGTGTAAAAGCAATGGATGCTAATGTTACTGGAGACAGAAATGTTGCTGTAGGTTCAGATGCTTTAGGAGCTATGAATCCTGACAGTAATACTGATATGTATAACACAGCAGTTGGTTATCACGCAGGTTTTGCAGTAACCACAGGCATTGAAAACGTCCTCATCGGAGGTCTAGCTGGTGACGCTATAACGACTGGTTCATCTAATATAGCTATGGGTCTTAATGCTTTAGGGTCTGTTACAACATCATCTTATAATGTTGGTATAGGACAATCCGCAGGTAGCGCAATTACAACTGGTGAAAAAAATACACTTATGGGATTTGCGGCTGGTGATGCAATTACGACAGGGGCTTCTAATAATGCGGTTGGATACGAGGCTTTAGGTGCAACTACTACGGCTAATCAGAACAATGCTTTTGGTAGACGCTCATTAGGGTCAAATACAACTGGTGCTGATAATAGTGCTTTCGGACAAAATACTTTAGGGAATGCAACTACAGCTTCTAACAATACAGCAGTGGGTTCTGATGCAGGTACATCAGTTACCACAGGCGCAAGTAACACCCTTATAGGTACTGCGGCAGGTGATGCTCTAACGGATGCAGATTACAATGTTGCTCTTGGTCATCTTGCTTTATCTGGAGATACTAAAGGTAGTCGCTCTATTGCTATTGGTTACGGAGCTTTATTTAATCAAAACTTTACATCAGCAACAGATACATACAACACAGCAGTAGGACATTCTGCTGGTACAGCAGTAACCACAGGGGATCGTAACACCCTCGTTGGTGGTCTAGCTGGCGATGCTTTAAATACTGGTGCGGCTAACGTAGCAGTTGGTTACTTAGCATTAAGTTCTGATACCAAAGGTTCTTCCAATGTTGCAATAGGGCGAAGCGCATTAACAACACAAAACTTCACTACAGGCACTGATTCTTTTAATACCGCTGTTGGTGACAGAGCAGGTACATCAGTAACCACAGGCATACAGAATACGCTCATCGGTGCATTAGCTGGTGATGCATTAACTGATGCAGATTACAACGTAGCGATAGGAGCATCTGCATTAACTTCTGATACATTAGGTAGCAAGTCTACCGCCATTGGTTCTGGAGCATTAGCAGCCCAAAACTTTACTTCAGCTACCGATGCTTACAATACAGCCGTTGGATTTTATGCAGGTATAGGAATAACCACAGGCGTACAAAACACCCTCATTGGTGCTTTGGCAGGTGACGCAATTACGACAGGTAATTACAACACAGTACTTGGGTATAACTCTGGTACATCAATAACTACAGGACAGTTTAATACAACCTTGGGAATTGGTGCTGGTCAAGCAATGACCACAGGCCAAACAAATGTTATTATTGGAGCTCTAGCTGGTGATGCAGCTATTACAAGTGCAGACAATGTAGTAGTAGGTTATCAAGCTCTATCTGCTGACACTAAAGGGTTTAGTAGTGTTGCAGTAGGAGCTTATGCTTTACAAAATCAAAACTTTACATCTAATACAGATGCTTACAACGTAGCTGTAGGAATCAATGCAGGTAATGATATAACCACAGGCATATCTAACACTCTTATCGGAAGTCTAGCTGGTGACGCTTTGACAGATGCAGACTATAACGTAGCACTTGGGTTTCATGCCTTAAGTTCGGATACAAAAGGTTCTAGGGCTACTGCTATTGGTCAAGGTGCTTTATTTAGTCAAAACTTTACTTCAGCTACAGATAACTATAACACTGCGGTTGGTTATGCGGCTGGTGTAAACGTAACTACAGGCATTCACAACACCCTACTCGGTGGTCTTGCAGGTGATGCAATTACGACAGGAGATAGCAACACTTTTCTTGGCAAGGGGGCAGGTAGCTCAACCACTACGTCAGACCGTAACACAGCAGTCGGCAGAGATGCTTTATTTACGAACACGACTGGACAACAAAATGTTGCAATAGGCACAGCCGCAATGTATTACTGTGCAACTGGAAATTACAATGTTGCTGTCGGCACTAATGCCTTAGACGCTTTAACTACCGCAGAAAATAATACTGCTGTAGGACAAGAAGCTGGTAATGACGTTACAACTGGAAGCGCAAATACTTTAGCAGGAGCTGGAGCAGGTAGTAAAATAACGACTGCTGGTAAAAATACAATGTTTGGGTACAACACAGGAACAGGTATTACAACAGGTGGAGATAATACTTTTGTGGGAGCAGATGTTGGTGTTAATGTTACGACAGGTAACGCCAATATATTAGTCGGTGGTAGTGAGTCTGGAGTAGTAGGTGGAACAGGAGAAGCATTAACCACAGGTGCAAGAAACGTTATGATGGGAACTGCTGCTGGAAAAGCAGCAACTACTATAGATGATTGTGTGCTTATTGGCTATGAAGCTGGTGGCGGTGCTACTATGACAGGACACGACAATACTTATGTTGGCAGACGTGCAGGGAAAGCTACAACAAGTGGTCAGAAAAACACGGCATTAGGAAGTTTGTGTGCCGATAATTTAACTACTGGACAGAATGGTACATATATTGGTTATGATATTAATGCTAGTGCTGTAGGAGTAGACCACGAAATAGGTATAGGTAGTAATATAACAGCCGCTGGAACAAATACTGTTCGTATAGGTACAACAAATGGTTATGCTCAGTTAGACCTTGACGGCTCAGATACATCTTGGGCGGCTGGTTCAGACGAAAGACTTAAAAAAGATATTGCAAGTTCTACAGCAGGACTTTCATTTATTAATGACCTAAGACCTGTAACATTTAAATGGAACGCAAAAAATGCTATATCAGACAGTTTACCTCAGTATGATGCAAGTTCTGATAAGCCTATCTGGGCAAACAGCAACGACATACATGGTTTCGTAGCTCAAGAAGTTAAAGCCGTTATTGATAATCATTCTGAAATAAAGGCTGGTCAAGGTATTTGGAGTGAAGATCCAGAAGGCACTCAACACATAGCTTACGGAGCTATGATGCCAATGATGGTAAAAGCAGTACAAGAATTATCAACCAAATTAGATGCAGCACTTGCTCGCATAGCAACACTAGAAGGATAAATAAAATGGCAGACAGAACAACAGAAGAACTAGCACAAGACTACACAGCAATGGGTCACTCAATAGACCTTATTACTGCTGTGATAGCTGGTAACAGTATGGCTGATGAAGCAAAAGAAGCAAGACAAGACTGTGTAGACAGAAATGTAGCACACCTTGAGTTAATGAAAGCTAAGTCAGACTGGGGTAGCGAGTCTATGACAGCAACTACCAATGCAATTACAGCAGGTAAAGGTTACACTGCGAAATAATATAAGGGTTTACTATGTCAGAACTAAAGTTAAGCCCAGAAGAACTAGAGGCAATGCTAGACAGATCAGCTAAACGTGCTTTAGATAGCATAGGTTTAACTGATGAGAATGCAGCTAGAGATATACAAGAAATGAGATCTTTACTGGATGCGTGGAGAGATACACGTAAGTCTATCTGGAATACTACAGTAAGAATACTTACTGTTGCTACACTTACCTTTATAGCTGGTGCAGTCTGGATGACATTTAATGGGGAATAGCTTGTGAAAAAAGTATTAGTATATGGCGGTTGGGCAATATTTATACTTGTTATATGGCTAATGGCTAAAGAGGTTATGGCTGAACCCTGTGATAGCACTACTAATTCTAATTGTATAGAGACAAACAGTAATACAAACTCTACTGTTAACTCTAACTTAAATTCTGAGACTACAGTTAAATCACCACCACCTTCAGCTATGTCACCTACTATTAATAACTCTAACTCAGATTTATGCACAGTAGGTGTATCAGGTGCAGTACAGACACAGATACTAGGTTTCTCAGCAGGTGTCACAACTAGAGACATGAACTGTGAAAGACTGAAGAATGCTAAAGTTCTGTATGACATGGGTATGAAGGTTGCTGCTGTATCAGTACTCTGTCAGGACAAAAGAGTGTTTGAATCTATGATGAATGCAGGAACACCCTGCCCATACGATGGGCTTGTAGGAACACCAGCTAAAGAAGCATGGAAGAATAATCCACATTTAATTCCCGGTGCTAAGACAGGTAAGAAGGAGGAATGGGATGAAGATACTAAGAGTACAGCTACAGGTGCTAGTGCTGTTGGTGGGCTTCTGTTGGCCCTCTTACTTATCCTCTGATTTAATATACGGCAGAACAGACAACGTAGCTAAAACTAAATACACATGGGATATGACAAAGGTTCTTCCACCTGAAGCAGGATTACAAGTACAGGGTGTCTTTCATAAGTATACAATTACTAAGGAGTCTAACTCTGATGCTATAGTATCTATTACAAATAAAAAAGTAAATGGGTCAGGTAACATATATGAAAGACATGATAACTGGAATCAGTTACCTAGTAATACTAAGATAGGATTTGATTTAGTTACACCTTCGTTAGGAACATCATGGGGTGAAGGTAACATAGGCGTAACAGGAGATGCTACACTCAGTGATGTAATCGTAGCATACAACTACAAGTTTGATCCTTGTTTTATACCACTAGCTGACCCTAGCTGCCCAGACTTTAAAGATGCTTTATATAAATATCTACTAGACAATGGATTACTAGACAATGAACCAGATATAACTGATCCTTATTACGATGAGTGGGTACAATACCAAATAGATCGTAAGACAGAGGAACAGGAAGAAGAAGAGAAAAAAGAACAAGAAGCTAAAGAAGAAGAGCAGGAAGAGTTAAAGCTAGAGAGAGCCTTATCTGTAGCAGGAGCGGCAGAACAAATAGCCAACCCAATGCAGCAACTCGCTATGATGCAACAGTTAGCTTCTACAGGTACACTAGATGGTTACTACAGTGCAACTATAGAAGGTGGTAGCTACGAAGATACAATAGAGTTAAAAGATGCAGAGATAAAAGATAACACTAGAGCATTAAGAAACCTAGCACAAGATAATTTACACAGAACAATAGTTCGTTCACAATACGATAAATAAATGGAGATATTATGATAAAAAGATTAGCAACAGCAATACTGTTAATGTCAGCATCTTCTGCATTAGCGGTGGACTCACCAATACAAGGGCAAGTACAAAGCAAATGTTCTGTATGGACTGAAACAGCAGGTGTCTACGGACATCCGTTGCCTTATAAGCTGACTACAACACCAGCAGATGGTGGCGTAAAGGCTTCTATTAGAATAGATGTAGCACAGGCAGACTACTACAAAGCTAAGTTTACACATCCTAACAGCTTCTCATCAAGCCCAACACTTAATGACTCAGTTGCATGGACAGGCAGCACTAAAGTAGGACAGGTATCTGTATCAGGTATGGCAGCATATGAAGCTGCAAAGGTTACATACAACAACGTAACTGAGTTTAACTTGACACTTGCAGGTAGCACATGGTTTACTGTAGAGTCAACTGCACAGTATGGTAGCACTAAGTCTCTACCAGCAGGTAACTATACAGCATTAATTAAAGCAGAATGTATAGCAAAATAATACTAGCATTAGGTCTTATTTTTTGTACAACCCTACACGCACACGAAATGACACCTACCTATCCCAAGCTAGTACCATCTTATGTAGACGATGTATACGTAGCAAAGATGAAATTATTTAATAGAAGAGATGACGTAGAGTATTATGAGATAGGTGTCTTTACAA